AACCACCGATCGATGGCGGGGGCACGTCTAACGAGGCGATAGCAAGCTGTAGACGCTCCCGGCACTAACATCAGCTTTCTCTAATAAGTAATGCGCTCCCCTTCTCATTAACCATCGCCTCCAATTCCAGATGCATGATTTATAATTTACGGTATTTCTTACATTATTATCACTTTAAAGTAACGGAGGGCATAATGTTTAAATATATCGCCATAGCGTTAACAGCTATGTTCTTCTCGGGCTCTGCTTTAGCATCCTCTGAGTGCGAGAATGCGCAAGATCAGGCCACAATGAACAAGTGTGCCGGTCAGGGCTTTCAAAAAGCGGACAAGAAACTGAATTCGCTTTACCAACAGCTTGAAAGGCGTCTTGCTGGCAACGACGCTAAGAAGCTTCTGACCATATCACAACGGGCTTGGATTAAATTCCGAGATGCAGAATGTGAATTTTCATCCTCAGGAACAGAGGGCGGCACGGTGCAACCGATGGTATACGCTATGTGCCGGGAAAGATTAACAGCCGACAGAAGCAAGCAACTTTCCGAACACCTGAAATGCGAAGAAGGCGATCTGTCCTGCCCTCAACTTTCAAGTGACTAAGAGAGCGCTCGAATATCGCCTTCGATCTTACCCCACGAAAAAAAGCGGAGCCGAAGCCCCGCTTTCACGATTTAATTTCCGGCCGATATCACGTTGAGTCAAACAAGCGCCCCTCTCCCTGGAGCTGCAGCAGCGGTGCGGTAAACTCTGCGCTAAAGCCTTCGGGTCTATATTCGGACCTAACTTCCCCCGAACCAAGAAGCCCCATTCTTATGAGTTTGGAGCCAAAACCCGACTTTGTCGGCGGGGCTACCGGCGGTCCTCCGATTTCGATCCAATTCATTGAGAAAACCGGCTCAACCTGCCTTTTGGATATAGCAACGTTCAGTTGCACCTGCCCCGTAGGATTAGAAAGCGCACCGTACTTAATCGCGTTTGTTGTCAATTCGTGAACCAATAGCGAGATGGTCGATGCGCCCTTCGGGCCTACCGATACATCTGGCCCTGCCATGTGAACGCGATCGTCAACTGCAAGCGCAGTTGTTACTCCAGATACGATCTGACGCAACGAACCTTCCGAGCTCTTACCCAGACGAAGGGCGTCATGAGCATTTCCCAGAGCAAAAAGTCGCTTTGTAAACGTGTTGATGACTTCTTCATCAGCATTGTTATTGAAAGTCTGGCTCGCAATAGCGGATACCACGCTAAACGTGTTCTTGATGCGATGCGCGAGCTCCGCGTTGAGAATCCTGGCGTGCTTCTCGGCTTCCACTTTTTGGGTGGTCTCAATGACCGTGTCGATCATCCCGCCGACCCGACCTTGTTGATCAAAGATCGGGCTATAGCAGAATGTGAAATAGCATTGTTCATCATATCCGTGTCGATCGATCACGAGCGGAAAGTCTTCGATAAATGTCGCCTCGCCAGCGTAAGCTTTCTTGACCATGGGCAACAACTCATCCCACGCCTCCGACCAGATATCGCGAAACGAAGCCCCCATGCAATTCTCTTTTTCCCCGAGAATTGGTCGGAAAGCGTCGTTATAAATCGTCGTAAACTCCGGCCCCCAAATGATTGCTTTGGGGAAATGCGAAGCCAACATCATCTGTACTGCAGTGACTAATGGCGCCGGCCAACTTTCTGGCAAGCCGATAGGGTTTCGGCTCCAATCCAACCGCCGAATTTCATCAGCCGACTGACCACGCGCATGCAGGAAGGGCACCGCACTGTCCATAGTGTATTCCAATTTGATCGAGGAAGATTCGTAGGCGGCACTACTCTTTTTTATTAGATTCGGCTCACTGGTGCGAGTGGCATTCGGTGTTCAAGCTGTGCTATCCATATTGAATCAAACCGCCCGCACAAACGACATTGTCTTCCGCTGTATCGGATCGCGCTCCTCGACCTTTGCCAAGAAACCTTCCTTGAATAGCGCCTTAGTAATAAGGCTGGCCCGCTTCTTCTGCACCTCGTCATCGATATCCAGCCCCAGCGCATAAGCCACGGCGTGACCGACCCAGTCCTTGGCTTGCGGCGCCTGCTTGTACATGCCGCCGTTTACCGCGCCGCGGATTGCGTCTTTCTGCTCGCCCGACAGCCCTTCGGCAACTTCCTCGCTGGACGGCCACTGCCATTCGGTCACGACCGGTGCATGGTCCTGCGGCTGCGTCAGCCCTCGCCCGTTGCCCAGTGCCACGCTTTCGATATGCCGCCAGTCCAACCGGTGTGACAGCGGTGTAAGGTTCGACTTGCCATAGGTGATCGAGAAGTAGCCGAACCGTTCCATACCGGGAATGCCCGCCTCATTGGCTTGCGCTTCTGACATGCGGTTAAGCACGCGCACTGAACGCGCTGCGCCGATCAGCGCCACCGCGCCGCGAGCATCTTCGACGGTAGCCTCGCGATCGCTGACCTTGCGTAGGTGGTGCACGATGTCGATGGAGCAGTTCGTGTAATCCGCGATCTGCGCCCAGAGCTTCGCGACCTTGTCGATTGCGCCGTTGTCGTTTTCATTGACCTGGTGCGTCGACACAAATGGATCGACGATCATCACGTCAATGCCATTGGCAAGGATGGTTTCGGCAACAGCCTCGACGATCGGCTCTTGGATTTTGACTCCCTTCTTGTCGTCGATAGCAACGACCAGTTCCTGCTCTCGGCCGCTGTCGAGGAACAGGTGTTCATCAATATCTTCAGGCTTGAGATTGAAGTGGATGCACGCCGCCATGATGCGCCGCTCCAACTCGTCGCGCGGATCTTCGACATTGAACAGCCAGACCTTAAGACGGCGGGGCGGCTTGACGCCGTTCAAGGCTTTGCCCGAAGCCATTGCCAGCGCTTCCACGATGCTATTCGCTGTTTTGCCAAGCCCGCCGGGCGCAACCGTCACCGAGACGTACTTGCGGATGAAGTGCCGACCGAAAGCAAACTCGCGGCGTGGCAGCGTCGACGGGTCTTTCCACTGGAACGGCGTGGCTGCGAGGATGGGCTGCTCGGTGGGTTCTTCTTCGATGGGCGGCAACTTCTCTGGATCAATCTGGACGGTCGTCACCAGTTCTTCGGGGTTGACCTCTCCGCCCTCCACCTTCGCCCGCGCATTGTCGAGCATGCGCGTGATATCCACGAGCTTGGTGTTGTCGTTGACAGCTTCCGGAGCCTGACGCGGATGCATCTTGCCAGCCTTCAGGCCGTTGTCGATCGTCTTGCAGCAACGCGGGAAGTCCCTGCCCCAGCCGCGCGCCACGTCCTGTAGCAAGGCCCGCGCTTCGGATTCCGCCAACGCCCCAGCACCGACGAACGTTCCCAGGCGGAATGCAGCGTCGTTCAGACGATTGTTGCGGTTGCCCATGGGCTCCATGGCGAGGTCGTCGAGCTCGGATTGTACCGCACGCTCGACGTATCGGTCATTAATCGTGCCAGACACCGACGGCGCCTGGTACATGGTCGTGCTGTCGTATGACCGTGGCAAGACAAGCTCCAGCAGCCAGTCCGGCGCACCGACCGGCTCCATATCGACCAGCCAGCGGTAAGGCTGGCCAATAGCAGGCACGCTGCCAGCCGCGATGACATAGCCACCGTCGCCACGAACATCGATGCCGGCACCCAATGCGCCACGATTGCGGACACCAGCCTTGTGTTTGAAAAAGTAATGTCGGCCGCCGCTCGTGGTTTCAGCGGTAAGCGTCGCGGGCAATGCGCCGTGCTCGGCTTCCAAAGCCGCAAGCGTGTCTGGACCGCCGTGCTTCGGATCGATATCTAGCACCCACGCCCCGATAGGCGCTCCTGTCGGCACGCCAATCATTGCATTGGGGTTTCGGCGCCAGAGTTCCCGAACAATTCGCTCATTCAGCGTCGCGCCGCGGAACCCGTTTGAGGTCAGCGGAGTTTTAGTCGCGAGGATTTCGATAAGGCCGTCCTCGTCGACGAATTCCTCATCGGCGGCACGGCATGGAAATACAGGCCAGTTGCGCGCTGTGTAAGACAGAGCGACGTCGAGCATGGGGTCGGTATCCGGTAATACAGATTGCTGCATGATTACCTCGGGAGGGAAAGAGATGTGTAAAGACTACGATATGCTTCAGAGCGGTGATGGCACGTGGTCCATTGTGGCGAAGTCCACGCGGCGGCCGATAACATTCAAGGGCCGACTACAAATTGCGCTGACAGAAGACGTTGCCCAGCAAGCTTTTGCGATACTCGATCGCGTCGAACATGAGCGCGAACAACAGTTGCGAGACGGCCGACTGATGTAGGATGACCGCCTAAGCGGCCATCTTCTTTGACGTATTGTCGTTGTCGGCGGTTGTTGCATGCACAGCCGCGAGATCGGACTCTAGGTACGCTTCGATGAACGCTTGCGCTGCGGGCGCAACGATTGCATTGCCGTAACCGCGCAGTCGTCCCACTCGGGCGGCAGCCCCATGAGCCAGCGGGAATGTGCCGGGTTCAACTGGCCGCCACTTTCCATCCCGGCAAAAGAGCCAGTCAGCATCTCGCCAGAAGCCGTTAGTCGGGCTGGACCGTCCGACAATGCTGCTGCGTGGTTCAGCGTGATGTTCGGAGTTGTGAAATCCGGATATGGATGGCGCAGAGCATCCGTCGTCGTTGTTGTGGGCCACCCCGCCAAATTCGCTTGCCTCGGCAACTGGTCGAACCGATCCTTGCCCGTGTCCGAACGTGGCCGAATATCCGCCCCGCTGTCTTTCCAGTCGCGCGAAGTGGGCGTCACCCACGATGCCAAAGCCGCATCCGATGTCAGCGCGCCACCCGCTTGGTTCGGCCCGCCGTTCGAGCCGTCCGACGCCCTCGGCGTGTTCCAACCTTTCTCCAACCCAATAGAGCCGCTGTCTGATATGCGGCGCGCCGAAGCCCGCAGCGCAGGTATCGACTGCCCCGCTGGCGTAGCCCGATCCTTCCAGGTCAGCTTGTACAAGGTCGAGCCAGCCAAGTCCGTCCTTGCTCGCAACCTGCTCGCCAAAGACGACTGGAGGGCGGCAGTTTTCAATAAGCCAGTGGAAGTGCGGCCATAGGTGCCGCTCGTCAGTAAACCCTGCTCCTTTGCCTGCCGCGCTGAAAGGCTGGCATGGGCCGGATCCGGTCCAAACGGGGCGGTCGTCTGGCCATCCTGCTCTACGGAGCGCATATGACCAGACGCCGATCCCGGCGAAGAAATGGCATTGCGTGTATCCGATAAGGTCGGAAGGTCGAATATCGACAATTGAACGTTCATCAACATCTCCCGGTGCGATATGGCCAGCCTTGATTAGCTCGCGCAACCAAGCGGCCGCTTTCGGGTCAAACTCGTTGTAATAGGCTGTCATGGCTGCCTCAGAATGGAGCTTCACTAAGGGCCGCACGCATTCCTCGCCCGCAACCTTCCCACGCGGCTTTGATCACCATGCGCGCTTCCAGTTCGTCCATTTCCTTTAGGTCGGTCTTTTGGATGGACTGCAAGTATTCACCGACCGCCTCAACGCCGGTATCAAGGGCACGCAGCTCGTACGGGTCCAACCGCCTGCGGCGCCGGATATGCTCGGCAATGTCGGCGCATTCCTTGCATAGCCATCGGATCGGCTCGCGGTCTGCTTGCACGCCGAGGCCTACGGCGTGGCGGGCGCAGACGTGGCAGATATCGGCGTCAGGCTGCATTTGCAGTCTCCGCGAAGTTGTCGTTGGCGGCGAAAAGATCGGCAGACTTCAGCGCTTTCCGTGGCGCTTCAACAAACATATCGCCTTGAGCATATGCCTTCTCGATGCGCTCACATGCAACGTCGAAATACTTTGAATCGAGTTCAATACCGATAAACTTTCTCCCCATACGCGCGCAGGCAACACCGGTGGTTCCCGAACCCATAAATGGATCGAGGATCGTCTGTCCCTGATTGGTAAAGTCAGCCAGAAGCTCTGTCATCAACGGGATCGGTTTCTCGGTCGGATGTCTCCCGTCACGGTCGCGCTGATTTGTAAGGTGAGTGTAAACTCCGCGCTTTCCACCGGCGTTCCATCGGCTGTGTCCTTCGCCAGACCAAGACAACGGCATGGATTCATATCCCATTGCCGGCATTTGTCCGTTTAGCTGCGGTGTACTGTCTGGCTTCACCCAAATCATTGACCGTTTGTACTTACTGCCAGCAGCTTCGAGACTGTCGCGCCAGATTCCGACTGCTTCCGCCTGACAGAAGAAGAGTATCCACCCGCGCGATAGTCGGTGCGCAGCTATCGAAACATGGTCTCGAAGGCTTTCTGTTATGGCAGCAAAATCTAGGTCGGCATTGGCGCCGGTCTTGATCGATTTCTGCGTTCGTCGCATCGCTCTGTGAGCTTCTTTCTCATAAGGCGGATCGCCGATCACATGGTCCACCTTTTCAAGGCTGGCCATGACTTCGAGACAGTCGCCGTTGTAAAGAACGGCGTCGCCAATGCGTTCAATGCGCATCCTCATCTCCTCGTGTTTCGTGGTGGTAACCCGCCAGTTGGTGGCTGGCGGGGTGTTGACAGGGTCAAATTTTACGTTTTGTCTGCAATTGGTGACGAAGCGTGAGGGAGAGCGGGAAATTCCTCAGGGCAGGCGCCGCGATGTGGCCCGTTCCAATGCTAAGCGGAAGCGTCCGTTAGGTTCAAATCCTATATCGTCACCACCTCGGAATTTAAGCCGCCCTCACCGTAACACTCGGCTGGCCCTCGCGCAGCATAGCACCCGGGACATCTTCGCCAGCATCCAGCGCGGCCTTAATCGCCGTCTTATCCGGCTCACGCTTCAGCTTCACAACGTTATCGGGCAGCAGCGCTTCATCCACTATCTCAACCCCGGCGCGTCCTTTGCCAACCGACACAGTTGCTTCCGGCAGGCTAACCTTGTTCAGGTTGGCGGCCTTCAACAGACGCAGCAACAAGGCCCGCATGGCGTCCTTGCGTCTGGCGTATCGATCTTTGCGCGCGGCCAATTCCTTGGCGCGTTCGCCGATGGCCAGTACCATGCTGTTTGCATCGCGCTCGATGGCCACGATCTTGCCGAGCACGCGGTATGCGTCCGTCTCGCCTTCGATTGTGTCGGCGCGCAGTTCCTCATCTTCGGCCAATTCTGGGTATGCCGCAACCAAGTCGGCGAATTCCCGTTCCAGAACAGTGACATCATAGGCCAGATAGTTCTGTGCTTTCGTGTTGTCGGCTTTGTTCTGCATTGTTACTCCTCGTGTTTTGGTAGTTGGTTTTGGTAAGTTAACATGCCTCACAGCGCATCCCGTTAATGGATTGGTTTATTTTGATAAAACCTAATCCCACTGTTTTAGTGCGATTAATACTTGTTTTTAACTGTTGCGCGCTTCGATTGTTTATGTATATTCGCGCCACTCTTGGGAGGGAGTTAGACCGCCCAGGCGCGCACCGTCCGCTGCCGGGCGGTTTTTTATTTTTTCCTGCATATCTGCTATGCGAATTCGATCCTTGCAACGCATGGGTGGGCCGCCTATTTACGCCTCGTCCGGTTTTACTCCTCCTCCCAAAAACCGGACCCTAAGCGCGGTACTCCTCCTCCCAACCGCGCTTTTCAGATCGGCCCGCTTCGCTCCTCCTCCCAATCGCGAAGCGGGCTTTTCTATTTCATGCAGTTGCGGTGCCTAATGTTGGCAACCGTTACATTCTGTTATTTCACCATTCGCTAATATGACCATATCCTAGTGCCGCAAACCTTCTCTGGAATGCATCCGCATCGCATGAACTAGAGCCCCCCGCCCCAACATGCGATGCGGAACTCCCTAGAACGGAATATCGTCATCCAATACGTCAGCCAGCCCGGCAGATACTCGGCCATAGTTTGATGCCGGCACATTGTCGTTGCTCGCCTCTGGCACGTTGTCATTTGCAGCTCCCGCAATGGCATCGACCACTTCCCAGTATTTGCCGTTCGGCTTCACAACGATTTCCGCGGTCGGCAGCAGCTCGTTCTGGCGCTCCATGAATTCCAGCACGGTTTTCGGGAACGGTGCCTGACCTCCGTGCTTTCGCCACCACCTGTCTGACTTCGACTTGAAGAAGCCGGTATGGGCTGGACCGAGCCATTCGTTGATTGGCGACATACCAACCCAGTAAGACACCTTCACGCTGTCTTGCTTACCGCCCTTGCCTTCGTGGTATGCAAATGTGCGGCGCTCCACCTGACGGGTGCTGGCGTTGTCTTTTGACAACATCGGCACGTCTTCGGCCTGCGCAGATATCTTCGGCGTTTCGTCGACCGGGAATTCGTATCCGCAATCCGGGCAAGTATGCAGCGAGGCATGGATTAGCGAGCCGCAGCCCACTAGACCACGATCGTCAGGATCTTGCGGACATTGCTTCACGGGCGCTTCCCCGTCACCCTTCTTCATACCGGGAGGCGTTACAGCATCGATCGGTCCGTGCTTGCGAACGACGCCAGCGAAGTCCAGAAACAGGCAGTTTTCCTTGCCGGGATAGAGGCGCAGACCGCGCCCCGCCATCTGGACATAAAGGCCCGCTGATAAGGTTGGGCGACAGAACGCGACCAGATCGATGATCGGCAGGTTCGTGCCGGTTGTCAGTACCGAGTTATTCGTCAAGGCGCGGATCTTGCCAGCCTTAAAATCAGCCAGAATGCGATCCCGCTCACCGGTCGGGGTGTCGCCAGTCACAGTCTCACAACTAAAGCCCCGACTACGAATTTCGTCTCGCATATGCCGGGCATGTTCGACGCCACTGCAAAAGCACAGCCAAGCCTTGCGCTCCGCACCGGACGCCGTGCCGTATGTGATGATCTCGTCGACCACGGAAGCCGTGATATCGTCCTTGTCGATGGCTGCCTGAAGCGCGTTCTGTTTGTAATCGCCGCCCTGCTTCCCGACGCCTGACAGATCGAAGGCTGTTGCCATGCCCTTTGAAATCGGCCGACAAAGATAGCCTTCCTCGATCATCTCGCCGATCGGCTTTTCAAAGCAGATGTCGTCGAAAAGCGCGCCGTCACCTTCCGTCAAAAGCCCCTCGCCCAAGCGATAAGGCGTGGCCGTGAGGCCAACCAACTTTAGGTCCGGATTGATGGCGCGCAGGCCATCAATCAGCTTGCCGTACTGTGTCTCCGAATTTCTGGGCATCAGGTGGGCTTCATCGACCAGAACGACGTCGATATGCCCGATCTGGTCGGCTTTGTTTGCGATGGTCTGCACGCCGCCGAAAACGATCTGCGCCTTCGCATCCCGCCGTCCTACGCCAGCCGAAAAAATGCCAGCTGGCGCGAACGGCCAGATGTTCAAAAGCTCCTGATAGTTCGAGAGAATGAGCTCGCGAACATGCGTCACGACAAGCACCCGCATGTCGGGCCAGCCTTCGATCAATTCCTTGCAGATCGTGCCCAGCACTAGGCTCTTGCCGCCGCCCGTCGGAAGCACGATAAGAGGAGAGCCGGGTTGTTCGCGCCAGTAGTCGTAAAGGCCGTCAACCGAGGCGCGTTGATAATCGCGTAAGGTTAGCATTTGGGGGCGTTACCTTGAAAAAGTTTGGATTTGGCGGCGAGCGTTCGGGCGGCGTCTTGACGATAGCGTTGGTGATTTACACCTTTATACTTGCATCAGTGTTTGGTTCCCTCTGGGGATTGAAGCCAAGCGAAAGTCTTGAAGTGCCACATGGCATCTTTGAATACTGGATTCACCGCTATCAAACGCTAATTGGGGCCGCATTTGTTATCTTCACTGTAGCAATTGCCGCAGACCAGGTCAGAGAATCTAGAAGACAACATGAACAATCCATGCGTCTTTCATTTATGCCTGAGATTTCTTCATTAAATCATGCGGAATCACTAGCAAAGAGATGCGTCAAAGATTCATCGTATATCTCCAAGGTTATTCAATCGTGGGTGGGGAAAGATCCTCTACCGACAAAGGAGGAACTTAACGCAATTATTGTTCAGGTTGATCCGACAGTCGCCGCAGCGGTTAGAACACTTGGTAATGCGCTAGCTGGAGAGAAGATTCCCCAACGAACAAAAGGGGCATTTGATTCTTTATTTCCCACCAACATTGATCACCTCCTGAACAAAAAGGACGTAGACGTCTCTTACGCGGCGAATTGCCTTCTTAGGGCTATTGAGGAGAGACGAGTGTTTCTTCGCCTGTTCGTACCAGGGGTGTGAGAATGATTTATCTTTACCTCACCCCATCCACCCAAATCTCACCCGTCGCCAGTCGATAAGTAACGGTCTCCGCAACCTCGTCCGCATCGATCTGCTCGCCATTTATCAGCCCTGGCAGATAGAGGTGTGCCGGGCAGCCGTCGCGCTGTTCGTCGATCGACAAAGGCTTGTTCCAACGCGCGCATGACATATGGCAATCGCCACCATGCTCTGGTTGAACATGAAGGCAGGTGCGGCAGTTTACGCGCGGCTGCACGCCTTCGTGGCAAACGCCACGATGTTTGCAGAACATGCAGCCGAAGAACTCGGGATCTTCGCTGATACGGCTGGGCGGTTCGTCCGAAAACACGATGCGTTCGCAGCGTGCCAGCAGCCGAAGGCAGAATTCGACGTCGTATTCGATGCGCTCGGCATAAAGCGTGTCGGTGTTCTTGCACGACGCCAGATACAGGCAGCGCGTCAGGCCGAAAGCCTGCATCCCGAGCTGGCACTGGGCGTAGTGCAAGGGCTTGGCCTTTTGGCAGCCGTGTTTTTGCAGTTCCTTAATGCCCTTCTCGTTACTCGACTTGAATTCGAGCAGGTGTTCGGTCTTCGGTGCTTCTGGCACACCCATTGCCTTGCCGTCGCACTTGCCGCGCACGAACCCCGAGACCAGCCTGATTTTGTCCTGCTGCCCGTAGACATCGACGCCAATACGTTCGAGGTCGGCAACGAGGCGATCTTCCTCGATATTGCCGGTGGCGAACAGACGAAGCTGACGGCCCGAATGAACCTCGTGCGCTGAGACCCAGCGGAAGCCGAACCACAAGGCTCTGTCACATTCCGTGCCCGCCTCGCCCACGCTGATGCCCCACGAGTCCCAGGACTTAGCCTGGGCCTCGTAAGCGGCGTAGATGGCGCGAACGGTGCTGGATTCAGCTTTGGGAAGCGGGGCCATCGCCTACACCCTCATCGGCATCAGCACGCCGGTCCACTCGCCATCGCCTTTGATGACGGCGGGAGCGCCAGCATCGCCGAGAGCAAAGTGCACATTCGGTTCATCGAGCGCGGCAAGCATGTCGTTCACGTACCGGGCGTTGAAGCCGATTTCCAAAGGCTCGCCTTCGAACTCAATTGAAACCTCATCGCTGGCCTTGTCAGCCAGCATCAGGCGAAGAACGTCACCAACCGCGAATTTCACGGCCCGCGATTTGTCGTCCGCAACAGCAGCGACACGTTCGACAGCCTTCATGAGAGCCTGCCGGTCGACGGTAAGCACATTGCTATTGTCGGTAGGAATGACGCGCACATAGTCAGGAAACGTGCCGTCGATCAGCTTGGAAGTGATAACCGTTGAGCCAGACGAGACGCGCACCTTGTTCTGCGACAGTTCAACCGTAACAGCGCCTTTCGGCAGTAGACCGACCAGCTTTCGCGGCAGGATCACGCCGTAATCCAACGAGGAAGGCAAGTCGCCGGTGGGGCCGACATTGCGCATCAGCCGGTGCCCGTCGGTTGCGACAGCCACCAAGCGCCCTTCGACGGCATGCAGATAAACGCCAGCCAGGTAATAACGGGTCTCGTCCGTCGAAATGCAGTGCACACACGGCGCCACAAGCGCGGCCAGATCCAACTCAAGCGTCGTGTCGAACTTCCCTGCGCTGAAGGACGGAAAGTCTTCAGCGGGCAAGACGTCGAGTTTATACCGGCTGCGACCCGACGCGACGGTAAGGCGGCCTCCACCGCTAGCTGCATCCAGTTCAAGGGTGATGTCTCCCGTCGCGCGCTTTGCAATGTCCGCAAGCATCTTACCGGGAACTGTCACGCTACCGGGCTGGCAGTCGAGCACCGGCAGGCTGGTCGTTATCTCGACGTCCAGATCGGTCCCGGTCAGGCGCAGTTGGCCGTCCTCAAACGCCAAGAGCACGTTGGCGAGAATAGGAATTGAATTGCGGCTTTCGATGGCACGGTTGACGGTAGCCAAGGCGTGCGCGAGCTGTGAGCGGTCAATGCTGACTCTCATCAAAGTCTCCTCGTGTTCGGTGGTAGAAGGCGCGGCTGGCAACCGCGCCTGTTGTTTAGCTTAGCCCCAAGGTCGCTTCTTGCCTGCCGCAGCAGCCGCTGGCGCCGGCTTGTTGCTGTTAGCTGCTGCCGGTCGGTTGTCATTGGCAGGGCTGGACCGCGCTACAGGTTGGTTGGCGTCGATTGAAGGCTGGGGGACGTTGCCCTCATCGGGGAAGTAGTACTTCTTGATCTCGGCGCGAGCCGGGTATTGGCCGTCCTTGGAAGGCTTTCCGAGACCAATCTTTGCCGTAAACGCCTTGAAGTGCAGTTCTTCGGAATCCTCGACTTCCGAGACGCCGATCGCTCGGCAAAGGCTCGCGAACTGACGCTGGCCGATCTCTTGCGCCTGCGCGTTCTTGTGTTCCAGATTGTAGAAATTGAAGACCTTGCGGCCCTTGTATTCCTCGGGGCGAAGAACCGTCATCGTTGTCTTGAGGCCGGTACCGTTTGCGCCTTCCTTGACCTCCGACGCCTCGATTTCCAGTTCATAGTCGCCGTTCGGCAGCTCTTCGTAGTCCCGCTGCTCCGTATCGTGAGCAGTCGCATCAAATCTGCTGGCTAGTTTTGCCATTTGTCATTTCCTCGTGTTGTTGGTGGTGTGGTGACGGCGAGACTTAAGCCTTCGCCCGATGAATAGCCGGGCGGAAGAACCCACCGATGAAACCAAGCGAAGCGCCGATCTGCCACATCGCAAGGCCCGCCGCGTTGATGCCAACGGCGGCAAGGAACGCATGGATCGTTTCTGCGAAAAACAGGCCCACGACCCAGCCGACGAACGCGCCACCGAGAACGCCGATGAGCGGTGCGAAGAAGAGGATGGCCGCGATTGCGACAAGGCCAGCTAGAGCTTTTTCCATTAGGCGGCCTCCCTCTGGTCATTGTCGTTGGCAACGTCGAGGTATTTTGAAAGCTCCTCGAAGCCATGCCCCTGCCGATAAGGAATGGTGGCCGGTGCACCTTTCAACCGGTTCTTCGCCAAGAACCCGGCCCGCTCATCTGTATGGATGACGCGCTCTGCGCCAGACATTCCCTCTGGCTTATTCTTCTTTTCGCCGCCGAAGCCTTCCTTCACTTGCTTTACGGACGTGCGGCGGTTGAGGAATAGGAGCGCCTTACAGTTTTCGATGACGAGATCGAGAGCCCTCTTCTGCAATTTCGGGCGATATCGATCATACGAATCCACGAGTGGATCGTTGAACGACTTAGCTTCGCTGTGCAGTATCTGAATTACAAACAGTCCTGCCCGGTTCAGCGCAGCGATAGCCTCATGGTATTCTTTCCACTCGACGTCGGCGGCAAGGTAACCCTTGCCAAAAGCTGTAGGGGAGCCCTTGTCGTTGCTATCGATGGAATCCCATCCGTTTCGCGCGCAGGTCGCAGCCCAAACCATCGGCTCGATCTTGTCGACCGAATCCAGAATGACGGTCTGAAATTCGTGTTCTTCGGTCAGAATTTCATCGAATGTGTCCAGAAGGTCGCTGAACGAAGTGATTTCAGCACTTGGTAGGTCGATGCCGTCTGGCGGCTCCTCGCCTTCAACATAAAGATACATCGGTTTTGGAAACTCAGCAGCAAGACTGGTTTTCCCGACACCTGGCGTGCCGTAAATGGCAATCGACGGTGGCGTCTTGCGCTTACTGGACTTCAATCTGTCGAAAACAGACATGTGGTCTCCTCGTGTTCAGTAGGTGTGGTGGGTAACGGTGATTGCGGCGATGACGGCCGCAAGTATGAGCCAGCCTACGAGCCATGCCGGCGGGCTTGTGAGGGCAGCTGCGCAGTTGTCGCGTGGAGGTCTGCTGGGCATTAGTGCGCGCCCCACAGATAAAGCAGCCCGTAGAACGGCAGTAGTAGGTTCCAGAACAGGAACGCTGCGATTGTAGTGGCGATTGCCAGCGCGAACGCTGCAAGCGCCAAGGATTGCCCGATGCGTCCGACACCGGGCTTTCGCCCGGGATCGATGAACGGCACGTCAGCCGCGGCTTTTGTGGTGAAGGAAATCATGCCAGCACCCATGCGTAGAAGCCGACTGCAAGCGCGATGGCAGCTACAACCAGCAAGCCGTGCACGAACTTGTCACCAAGGCCGAGCGTGGTTTCCGGCTCATACAACGTGTCGCCGTCGGCGTAGTCTTTAGGCGCATAGTTGCGCGTATGGCTGTACGTGGTGGAGGTCATCACGCTGCTCCCCTCGTCTTGGTGCTTTTCGTAAGCTTCACCTTCTTGGTGAAATCGACTGGAATGACGTTGTCTTCTTCGGGCTTGTCAGCCTCGACACCGCCGCCGTCCTCTTCGAAATCGGGCTCGACTTCGAAGCGAGAGACCTCAAGTTGCACAAGGCCCGTGCCGGGAATCATGAAACGCACAGTCAGCCAGCGAAAGCTGTCGCGCTCCTCGATAATGATGCCCTTCCATTTCCAAAGCCGGTGGACGACGATCTCGCCTGGCAAGTCCCAGCATTCACCGCATTCGCAGGTCATGCGGCACCTCTTTTCGGTGCGCGGTGATAAGTGACCGGCGCGTTGGAAACGTGCGTTCCATTGCGAAGCACGGCGTTCGCGCGCGCCTCTGCTTTTTGCGCAGCCGTCCGGTAAGGCTTGCGGTTCGTCATATCCCGCTCGCCAGTTCGCGTATATTTCGTTTTCAAGATTGCCTCCTCGTCGGGAGGTTAGTCGTCGGCCCCGTCATCCGCGCGGTCGGCCTGCCTCAAAAGGCTAGTGGACTGTGCCTGTAAATGGACCGTCCAGAATGGTTATGCGGGGCAGCGAGACATAAATGTCCATGCATCCTCCCGAATAACCGCCGTTAAAAGTTGTGCGCCGCACAACGGTCTTCTCTGTTGGCTCTGGCGCCGGTAGCGTGGGCGATCTTTCCGAAAGCAGCGACCAGGCGTGGCCTCTGGTAATGCCCATCAATTCCGCAATCTTCCCGAACGACGCGCCATTTTTACGGTGCGCGGCGGCAGTTGCCTGCAGTTCGTGCCTTGATGAATGCTGCATGTCTCCTCGTGTGTGGTTGGTGACTGTTGACAAGTGCCGTGTCTAACGGCATCTGTCTGGTCGCGCGGGGTGGTACCTGCGAAGGAAATCGCGGCGTAGAAGCGGCTTCGGCCCTCCTCGTGTTAACCGCGACGTACGGGCAGGCTGGGGTAACGGGTGGTGCCGACCCATAACAGCCTGCTTTTAAAGCACGCCGAAAGCGCCAGCCGCGTTTCAGCGGCCAGCGTCCCTGATGAATTCTATGGCGGCACTTCAACGAGAGCCGGTTCGCTTCTGTCGGCAACTTTCGTCATTCGCTCTCTCCTCTATTACGATTGCGCCTTCGCGCGGCTGCTATCTATTGAGTGCCGATATCCTTGGGAGGATGTTTTCTGGCATCATGAGGTAGGCCCTCCTTCGAACTGTCCAACGTCTTATGCGTCGGTTGATGACGTATAGATATGACATATTCGCATCGATGTCAACACATGATGACATATTCGCACGTTACATTTTCACAACAGTATGCGAAAAGCCCATCATGGATAAGGATTTCGCCTTTCGCCTTAAGAATGCGCGCGTCGCACGTGACATGAGCCAAGCCCAGCTTGCCGACCTTGTTGGTCGCGACAAGTCTGCAATAAGCTTGCTCGAAAGCGGCAAGCGCGGAGCTAGCGTCGACTTCGTCGCTCGCCTGGCAAAAGCCTTGAATGTTCGCGAGGATTGGCTTGCCTTTGAAAAAGGCGATATGATTGGCCAAGAAGAGCGGGCGGAACTTGAACGCCCTGCCGATATCTTCACACCGAAACTAATTCCCGGCAACGAGCTGGTAGGCGATCAGCGTGACCTTCCCGTATATGCGGCAGCCAAGGGCGGCGACGGGCACGTAATTATTACGTTCGATCCAATCAGCTATATGAAGATGCCCGCTGTTCTGCAGGGCGTTAAGGGCGGCTACGGCTTGCTTCTCTCTGGAGAATCCATGGTCCCGGCCTATCGCCCCGGCGAAACGGCGCTCGTGAACCCCAATCTGCCGCCAATGCGCGACGAAGATGTAATCCTTTATCACACCAGCGAAATGGACGAGAACGAAGCAATCATCAAACGACTCGTTGGCTTCAATGATCGCGAATGGATGCTTGAGCAATACAATCCGCACAAAGAATTCAAAGAGTTTCGCGCAGACTGGCCCGTATGCCATCGCGTTGTAGGGAAATACAACACGCGCTGACTAGCCGTTTGCGGCCTCAAGGACGGTCTCTGGCACACGTCCGAACATTGCAATCACTTCGGCCTGATTATTCCAGCGATAGACCGCAATGACTGCGGGCTTTATTGGCGCGAGTCTCTCCGCCAACCTCACAGCCTGATCTTCGTTTTCAACTTCGATCGGATTGTCAGGAATGATTCCCCACCGGCACTCGGTGAAGGATTGAACGACAAATAACGCAGCCATCCGCCTCTCCTTGGTACGAGACTAAGGATTCCACCTGTTTCGGAACATTTCAAGAACAATTTACAGTTAATAAACCATATCATTTTTCATGATGTGTTTTTGTCATCATCAGGCGTTGACATTTGTTGACTATTTCGCATATAACGATGACACCACAGCACGAAGAAGCGACCGACGCCGATCTGCTGACCACCGACCAAAACACGAGGAGACTGCAATTATGGAACCCACCAAGAGAAGAAGAAGCCCCAAGCCTCGCCCGAATGAAATCATCGGCGGCGGATTCTTTGTATTCCGCCGCGGCAAGAAGACTGGCCGGGTTGGAATCTTCACCACCATGCCATACGAGCACGGCTCGTTTGAACAGGCCTTAGCCGAGGCGACACGCTTGGCTGCCCTGTGTCCCGGCGAGACGTTCGAAGTTTTCCAGACGAGCGGCGCCGTAGCTTGCTGCACGCCGGTAGTGCTGGCGGAGGCTGCTTAAAATGGAGCGGAACCCCACCACCGAGCTCGAAGCCGCGCCTCTCCCACGCGGACAGAAAAACATCGTCGACGCGCTGGCAGCGATTTATCCGCGCCGCATTTACATCAACGACCTCGTCGACAACGTCTATGCTTTCGATCCGAACGGCGGGCCAGACAACGCGCACAATACGATGCGAGTTCAAATCAGCCAACTTCGTAAGCGCCTGCCTTCCTATGGCTGGACGATCCCGATGAACCATCGGGGCGCCGGAAACCACGGTTATTACCGCCTTGAGCCCATCGCAAACGACAACGTAGTGGCGGCGGAGCGGGCCGCAACAAACCGGAGGACTGCAGCATGAACCGCGCACTCCTGGAAATGCTCGCCGACGATGAGTTCGAAACGGAAACCGACGCACCCAAGGCCGGCAATGTCGAGCCTATGCGCCGCCCTGACTATCGCGCCAAGAAGCACGCCCGCCCACAGCCGTGGCTGCGTTATGCCGCCCGCGAAGCGGTCGAGATGACCGTCGTCATTGGATTTGTTGTGGCCGTATGCGGCGTTGGATTTGTTGTGGCCGTATGCGGCGTTGGATTGGGGTTATCCGCATGAGGCACGAAAGATAGCGACGGGGCGCTTAAGCCCCCGAACCTCCAAGAATGACGGCATTTGCGCAACTGGCGCCACCGCTTTTTGCACCCACCAAACACGAGGAGACCCCATGTCCAGATCCATCACGCACGCCGTTACGGCGCCCATCCTGACCGCCACTGAATTTCAGCAACAGGGCACGACCGCCGCGCAGGTCTTATCGATTTCGAAGGCCGTGCGCGCTCTTGGTTATCACACTGAAGCTGAGACGCTGCGCGACACTGCTTTCGAATTGGCGCGCATTACTGGCGTTCGGTTCCGCTACGGCGCTCCCCGCCAGCGTCGCAATCCAGCCAATGACAACCGCCGCCGGCAGCGGAGGGCGGTGTGATGGTGGTGGGTGAACACGCCGTGAAGGCGGCGCAGAAAGCGTATAGAGAATGCGAAGGTGATAGCACGGAAAGCCACCGCGCCGCACTGCGGGAAAGGGAGTGAGGATGTCAGCGCGAGACTACAAGCGGGTATTTATCGTCATCGCGGCGCTCGTCGCCATATACCTCGCCTACCAGCAGATTCCGCACATTCACATCGGAGAGCGTGCGCAAGGCAGCTACGAGGGCGGCACCGCATCTGACGAGGATGTTTCGAAATCGGTTCGAGAGGCGCAGGAAGCCGCGGATAAGGCAAGCCGTGCCGGCCCGGCAGAAAGCAGCAAGTAATGGCGTCATACACCTTTGCTGACACCGAACGATGGTTGGACGCCATAGCCGGTGTCATTGCCTGCTTTCCGGAAACAGAACAGAATCTCCTGCCACTTTATGAGCGCGTGGAACGAATGCAGCGCAGTCTGACTGCAAACGATAATATTCGCGATCGTATTAAATCACGGCTACGTCGAACGGCAGCGTGAACTTTTCCATTTGCTCTTTTCGCCATTCCAAAGAACCGCCCGTACCATATCGTGGGCGGTCAACTGTATGCCCCATCAACATTCGGCGCAGTTCATCGTCCAGGCCCGCCTCTTTCATGCGGTCCTCGAATGAATGGCGAAGCGAATAAACGGTATAGCCCGCGCCTTTTGGGAACAGCTCGTTGTCCTTGAAATATTTATTCAGCGTCGCCGACAGCGTGTCTTCCTTGTTTTTGTAACGAGGAAAGCCATTCCTATGCTTCCTAAAAACCTCATGCGCTATGCCGACCAACGGCAGCTTGCGAACAGACGAAGCGGTTTTAATCTCACGCGGATCTGCAGCGTCTTTTCGAGGCGCAATCAGGATATGCGGAACCCTGTCGGCCAAGAATATGTGCTCGGCCGTAATGTTGCAAAGTTCACTTGGTCGACAGCCCGTTTCAATCATCGCTAGGACGATGCCGCGAGCTTCATCATTTAGACTGGCGAGTGGTCCATAGGTTAGGAACTTCTCCCGGATTATTGTGGTCGGGATCGGGGGCCTCGACTTTTCGACCTTCTCTGCAAAGCTCAAATCGCGGAAAGGGTTTGGCCGATCCCTATCTCCCATGTGCTTGAAATACTCAGCAAAAAGAACTCGCATCCCGCCCATCATGCGGTTGCCCATGCTGGCCGATATCGGCTGCTTCCCTTTGGCTGGCTTCGTTATCATTTGTAGCCAGACCTTATAGAATTTCTGCGCGTCCTCGCGCGTAATCTCCGCAATAGCCTTATCTGAAACGATCTTCACAAAATGGTCGATCGCCCGCTGCTTGTGTGCGCGCCACCGCTTTTTCTGAATTTCGCTCTTACCCGTCAATTCGTCGGGAGTGATTTCATCAAAGTAGATTTTCAGGGCTTGCGTCACAGACACTGACGGGATGCTCGCGGCGCCCACTGCGGCTGCGTCTTCTACTGGATTGCCAGTTACTAGGTTTAGTCGGGCCGCTAGAGCGTCATCTGGCATCGCAAGCAGCCTATCGGCTGGCACATATGAAATTCCGATGGCTTCTGCTCGCTTGATGGCGGCATCATAGAGGGCCCGAGCTTTATCGCCGTCAGCGCCTGCCACTAGCATTGCCCACAACGCGTCATCGGCCGCTTCGTAATCGTTTCGCTTTGTCATCGCCCGAGCGAGATCGGTGGTTTTTAGGCTTATGCGGACGATAGGAGCGCGACTATCCTTGTCTGCCACAGACTTGGGAACACGGCGAACGTACTGATAAACGCCGTCGCGATCTTTCAAATAACGATGAGGGTCTGATTTAATGCGATAGCCAGCCATGAAGGAATAATAACACGCAATGGCACGCTTTGTATCGCATTTTGTTGCACACTATGTAGCACAAAACGGTACGTTAGAAATCAAACTAGCATCAAAATTCCCGCATAAGCGGTTGATATTGTTGCATAATTCACGCTGAATGGCTTGAAATTAATGGTACGGTCGGTTGGAGTTGAACCAACGACCTCAGGAGCCACAATCCTGCGCTCTAACCAACTGAGCTACGACCGCGTACCTTTGTGTCGGCTGCGTGACGCTCTGGCGTCGCCGACAGGGGGTCACATACGGAGAATCGATCCATATTGCAAGTGATTATAGCTCTATTTTTTGAGAAATTCCCAATTGCGGGATTCTATATCAAATCCGGCTGATAAAGGTCACGGGCTGGTAACCATTCCAGATGACCGGCTGTGCACAACCGGGTTATTGGCCTGGGCCTGTAAAATTACCTTTCCCGTATTAACTAATGAAATAGAAAATGCGGCCCTTATCCAATGGCAATGTGGACCCGCGCCCATAAGAGGCTTATTAACAGGGCGTTAACAAGCACTGCGGGCGGTCGAAAGAACAGGTAAGGACTGGTATGTCAGGATCATACCCCTTCATCGATATTGCCGCGCTGGATTCTATCCGCGAGGGCTTTGCAAAGGGCGATGCGCAGCTCGTGCTGACGCACGACCTGTCGGCAGTGCTCTGGGTCAATGGTCCCGGCGCAAAGCTTTTCGGCTTTGATCGCGTGGAAGACATGATCGGCGGAAGCCTTGACCTGCCCATTGCCACGCGCCGGCAGATTGCTTCGTCCAACAGCAATGCGGAGGGTGAGACCCGGACCATTTCCATTCGCCTCGGCGGTGGCCTGCGTTCCGACCTGACCCGTTTCAACGTTTCGCATATCGCACTTCCCGATGGCGTGTCCGGCCTGCTGCTGACGGCCAATGGCGAAAACACCAAGGCCGAAGCCATCATTTCCGGTCTGAGCGATGAAACCACCCATGTGGCCCTGATCGACGCAAACAGCCGCGTGATTGCAGCGAGCCCGCGTTTTGCCGCGCTTGAAATTTCTTCCGCCACGCTGGAAGACCTCGTCATCGAAGCCGCAGACGCGGCTGACCGCATCGTCAAGCGCCGCATCCGCGCTGGAAGACATTCCGTACCGGGAGCGATTGCGCGGCTGACCGATACGCGCCCCATGCATCTCCTCTGCATTATCGGCGATGCGCCGGACGTCGTGCAGGCAGCGCCCGTTGCGCTGCCCGGCGAGGCCGAGGAGATACTCGAAGAGATGCTCCCCGAGCCTGCCGAGAGCGCGAACGTCGATATGGTCGAACAAGCTTCAGCCGATCAGCCGAAGCCCCGGAATTTCGTGTTCGATCAGGATGCACCTCCCGCGCGCTTCATCTGGAAGGTTGGACCGGATGGCGCATTCACCGAAGTGTCTCCGGATCTTGCGGCGACGATCGGGCCGAATGCAGCCGATGTCGTCGGACGCCGCTTTGCCGATGTCGCCAATGTCTTCGGCTTCGATCCGGATGGCAGCATTGCCGCCCTGCTCGACAAGCGCGATACATGGTCGGGAAAACGCCTGATGTGGCCGGTGGAAGGCACGGATCTGCGTGTGCCGGTGGAGCTTGCCGCCCTGCCCGTCTATTCCCGTGATCGGGAGTTCACCGGCTTTCGCGGCTTCGGCGTGGTCCGTCCGGCAGATGCGGAAAAGGACCCTGAAAAAATCGGTCTGGTGCTTGCAGGCGGAATTCCGCAAACGCGCAAGCCCGTCAGCGAGACCGTGGAAACGGTGACGCCTGTAGAAGACGACGACATTCTGGCGTTGAGCGAAGAAGTCGCCAACGACGACAGGCCTGTCGCCACGTTGCCCAAGCCGCCGCTCGATATTGCGCCGACGCCCGGCCGTCGCGAATCCGACAAAGTCATCAGCCTGCTGAACGCCTGCGCTCAGGAAAAAGTGGCGGCGGATCAGGCGCGCATCCTGAAGGAACGGGAGCGTGAAGAGCGCCCCGAAGGCGGTCTCACCAAAACTGAACGCAACGCTTTCCGCGAAATCGCCGACCGACTGCGCAAGCAGGGTCTCGCCAGTTCGCGGTCGACCAGCGAGGCGGGCGCGCTGTCGGAAGAGGCTGTTGCGGGCAGCCCGCAGCCGGTCGCCGTTGAAGAAGCGGCACTGCACATCCCCAGCCCGGCGCACGGCGATGAAACTGCCCTGCTGGCCAATCTGCCTGTGCCGGTCATCATCCATTCGGGCGATACGATCCACTACGTCAATCAGGCCCTGCTCGATTTGACCGGTTATGAATCGCTCGACGATATTCGCGGCGCGGGTGGCGTTGATGTGCTGTTCAACAGCGAAAGCGACGATGGCGAAACGCGGCAGGGCATGGTGCTGCGCCGCGCCGATGGCAGTGAAGAGCCTGTCGATGCGCACCTCAATGCCATTGCCTGGCGCGACGGCCGCGCACTCATGCTGAGCCTGATGCCGGTAGCAGCCCCCGCAGCACCCGCGCCGGTCGAAACCGCTGCCGCTCCGGTTGAAACGCCGGTGGCGATGGACAAGGATGAAGAAAAGCAAGCGCTGGCCGATCATGTCGAGGAACTGAAGACCATTCTCGACACGGCAACCGACGGCGTTGTCCTCATCGACCCGGAAGGCCGCATCCGCTCCATGAACCATTCGGCCTCGGCCCTGTTCGGCTATGACCGCGAGGAGACGGAAGGCAAGTTCTTCTCGATGCTGTTCGCCATTGAAAGCCAGCGCGCTGCGATGGACTATCTGCACGGTCTTTCCGGCAACGGAGTTCTGAGCGTCCTCAATGACGGACGCGAGGTGATTGGCCGCGAAGCCAAGGGCGGGTTTATTCCGCTGTTCATGACCATCGGCAAGCTGCCGCATACGCGTGGGTTCTGTGCCGTGCTGCGTGACATCACGCAATGGAAGCGCACCGAGGAAGAACTGACCAATGCACGCAAGGAGGCGGAGCGCGCCTCAAGCCAGAAGACGGAGTTTCTGGCACGCATCAGCCACGAAATCCGCACGCCGCTTAACGCGATCATCGGCTTTTCCGAACTGATGGCCGACGAGAAGTTCGGCCCTATCGGCAATGACCGCTATCGGGATTATCTGCGCGACATCAATCGTTCCGGCAACCATGTGCTGGCGCTGGTCAATGACCTGCTCGATATCTCGAAGATCGAAGCCGGCGCTCTCGACATGCAGTTTGAAGCGGTGTCGCTCAACGATGCCATCGCCGAAGCCATCGCGCTGATGCAGCCGCAGGCCAATCGCGAGCGCGTCATCATCCGCTCCAGCTTCCAGTCCAACCTGCCCGACATCGTTGCCGATACGCGTTCGATCAAGCAGGTCGCGCTGAACCTTCTGTCCAACGCGGTGCGCTTCACCGCGCCGGGCGGTCAGGTGATCGTGTCGACAAGCTACGAATTGAACGGCGATGTGGTGATGCGGGTGCGCGATACCGGCATCGGCATGACCAAATCCGAGGTGGAACAGGCACTGAAGCCTTTCCGGCAGGTCAACGCGCTGGAGCGGCGCAAGGCTGAAAGCGCCAAGGACTGGCGCAACGAAGGCACCGGCCTGGGCCTGCCGCTGACAAAAGCCATGGTGGAAGCAAATCGGGCGCAATTTGCCATCGATTCCACTCCGGGACATGGAACGGTGGTCGAGATCGCCTTCCCGCCGACCCGCGTTCTGGCGGACTGAGCCTCCTCAGCCCTTGCGCGGGCAAAAAAAAGCGCCGGACGAACCGGCGCTATCGGAATCTCAGAGACAAAAGGACACAAAAGCAATTCGCAACGGAGCACCGGAAACGGCAGCTCGATCATCACTCAGGTGTTGCCTTCCTTATCGCGTGAAGCCGGTTAACAAGGGCTTAAATTCCCCGTTTCGGGTTTACGCCTTGGTAGCCTCTGTAAAATCAGGGTTAATTTCCGCGCAGCAATTGATTAACCAACTGACATTTCCCGCCTGCTTCACCTGGCGAAACAAATCAGGGCGCGCTCTATCTCTTTGTTTTCGCCGCATTTATGCAGCATTCCATCTTTCCATTTGACTGAAAAATACTCTAGTTTACACCGTAACCTTGTTTCACTG